AGATGAATGCACAGTGTACACTGTTGATTTGGGTAACGGTGATTATCTAAGGATGCTGACACCGCCAACAGAATGCAAATATACTACAACCCGATACATCCGCGCAGACAAAGCCGCGCCAGAGCCAGAGCCAGAGCCAGAGTATCCGTGGTGGTTAGTCTTCAATAAATTTCTCATAGGATTTCTCCGCGTCGTCTGTGGTCGGAATAAATTCAATCGCATTTGTCAAATAAACTTCGCCCGTCTTATTCAGTCTCCCGCCTTTTATGCCATTATTGGCCACTGCCGACAGACTTAGGCCGCCGCCTTCCCATTTCCACAACCGAATGGCATTAGAAAGCCTGCACTCCATGCCATCCGCATCTTCAAGAGTCCCTATGTGGACCCCAGCAGAATATGTCCTGACAAGCACCCGTTTTCCCAGCATCGGGTGCCGCTTTGGCTGCTGTTGGCCGCCAAACAATGCGATCAGTTGTTTTAATTCACCAATTTTTAGATCATCCAAGTTCAATTTATCCTCCTAAATGTTGAAATATTTGGCATACATTACGCGGTATGCCAGCGCGTTAAGCAGTCGGGTGCGGCGATCAACCACTTACGGCCTCCCTTGCGGCCCCCTGACGCTGATAACTGGACTTGCAGCCATAGCAACGTCAGGAATAGGTTGGAACGGGGAAATGTGTAAAGTTCGGGACTCAACACACGAACCAATACCGTTTCGGCCCCCGTTCCAATGTAGCCGCCTGACACCTTCCACCGCGATCAGACGCAATGCACAGGGTTTTAAGACGCGCCGCCAAGCGGCTACACAAGAAAGGGTGGGAACCGCCTCATCACTTGCGGCTCCCGTTAGGTTATTTTGTAATAATTTCAAAAACATTAATCACAATATTGATAAAAATAGCAGAAGCTAAAATCATTCCCAAAAGATATAATGTTTTCCTAATAGCTCCTATTTTTTTTGGTTTTGTATCATACCAAGTAAATGTATTATAATGCTCTGACATTTCTTCCTCTTTTGTTATCGTTTGCAAGATCAAGATATAAAATCCATCCTTGCCAGTCGCTACGTTGTCTTAATGTTAGAAATTCCGTTAAATCGAATGTTGTCATTTTATTTCCCTATATAAAAGCTGACTGTGGAAGTTTACCAAAATACACATCATTTGCAGAAGGTGTAAAATGTTTTATGTACTGTGAAAGGATATTTTGGTCATCATCAAATTGAATAATCTCAAAATCAAACTCTTCATCTTGTGAAATGCAACCATCGGCAAACATAACATCAACAATATCCTGAATGATATCATGAATTTGTGATTCTGTTTTTGCGTTATATCCGCCATATCCTTCTGAAGTTTGAAAATCGTAAAACATTTTTATTTCCTCCTGATAAAAACAATATAACGAAACTATTTCACATTGTCAATAACTTTTTTCAAATATTTTAAAATTTTTTCTTCCGTCACTCCGGCCAGAAACATGAGTGCGGAAAGTTCCGCTGGGCTAGGTTCATATTTTCCAGATTCGTAGTTTTGAATATGACGTGTTGTTTTATTAATAACAAATCCGGCTTGCTTCTGTGTAAGTTCTGCTTTCTTACGGTATTTATAGAAATCTGTTTTTGTCATTATTTCCACCATTTTTTGATTTTTACTTCTTCGGTATCTTTATTAGATTGTAATTGTTCTTCTAGCATTTCTTCGCCGACATCTTCTTCAACAACACTGTAATTTTCTGTACAATATTTTTCAGCCTCTTCTTTTGTTTCAAAATATTCGCAAGGTAATTCTGGATATATTTTTCTAAAAACAAGCCATTTTTCTGTTTTTAATTTTTTTTGTGGGTAATAATAACCATATCTTTCATTTTCTAATGAATTATCATGTATAATCTGAAAAACAGGATAAAATTTCTTTCCATTATTTAATATTGGATTTCCAACTTTATATTCATTTCCATTCTTTTTAATCATTATATTTGTAATCCTCTTTATTGCGCTTCAAGTAAGAAATTATATATTTTAGAATAATCATTAAATGATTTGCTATGATACGGCTCCCTATAAATCCGGTCCAACGCTTCTATAGCTTCTCTTTTTTGTTTTGCGCGGTACATGATTTCGTCTATTGTTTCACCGAGTTCGTTCGTCATTTGCTTTCCTTTCCTTTATAAGACATGAACAATTCTTTATATTCTTTATGTGTGCGATTTCTTTTTTGCCAGTTTATTGTTTTCTTTTTTCTTCCATAAAACAATTTGTTCAAAATTATTTTTGTATCAAATGAGAAAAACGAAAGCCCTTTTAAACATATGTAGGATGAATCCTCAATGTCATTTGTTATTAATTTAATAACACCGCTTTCTAATACTGGCTTAAAAAATGAATTGTATTCTTTGTCGCATGGTTGCCGTAAAGAAACAATAGGGACAATTTTATATACAGGAACCCCATCATCCAATCCGAAGATACAATCCTCTGTGTCAGTGTTCATCTGTATTCCTAGTGGCCTTAATCCGCCGCAAAAATACATTTTATTATTATAAATAATAGGTAATGGAATATCCTTCCTATCGCTTAACAATAGCTTATAAAAATGCTCACGCCATTTATATTGATCATCATACAAAATGTGATCAACACTTGCCCAGTTTGCCATTTGTAAATCCGGATGGATGGTTAAATTTCCACATACTCTTGTAAAAGATCCGCTTTCCATTATTCACCTTTCAACTTTCTGATTTCTGATAGGGCTTTTTCTACCTTTTCCAAATCGTATAAACGATAATATCGCAATGTAGCTTGTGCATTTATAAGAGCCTCCTCCGCCAACTCAATCACGCGGATTAGGTCGGGTAATGCGTTGCGGGTGGTTTCTATAAGTTTATTGTTTGCCTTAAACTCTTTTGAATATTCCGCACCTTTGCATTCGTTAACAGCATGTCCACATCCGCACTCTTGCGCCCATATTACTTCAACAGTCCACGGCGCATACACCACAAGAATAAACTGTTGATTCTAATTTGCCGACATTATTTATGTTTTCGTACATATCGTAATCCGCCATATCGCCCATTATAAATTCCCCCACGCTTTCGCATAACAATATCCAAGTAAAATTATAATTGCACCGACTGTGCGTATGTTGATTGGGATGGTCATTTCAATAATTCTCCGCTTCTTCTTTTGTGATGAAAAAATGTATTCCATTTGAGCATTCATTGACCCAATTATCATCCCATTTATCTGGGCGCACTATCTTTCCGACTTCATACTCAAAATCATTACAATATTTTGAATGTCCAACCTTGACACCGTCCGGCAGTTCTATAACTTCTGCATACTCTGCCCTGCATTTGCGACCAGTAGCATTATAGCGTTTGGCGGATGATGGTATTTTTAATTTTGCCACGCCCTCAACGAGTTTTTTGTAAACAATTAAATCACCCTCCGGCAAAATAATGGTTTGCGTCGGTTGTGTTTTTAAACTTTTTACACTTTCCAGATTTGCGTCTTCCAGATTTGCGCTTCTTAGATTTGCGTTTTCCAGATTTGCGCCTATTAGATTTGCGCTTCTTAGATTTGCGCTTCTTAGATTTGCGCTTCTTAGATTTGCGCCTATTAGATTTGCGCTTCTTAGATTTGCGCCTATTAGATTTGCGTTTTCCAGATTTGCGTTTTCCAGATTTGCGTCTTCCAGATTTGCGCCTATTAGATTTGCGCTTCTTAGATTTGCGTTTTCCAGATTTGCGTCTTCCAGATTTGCGCCTACTCTAATAGCTGACTTTATTGCCAATCCAAGTTTTATATATGAATGTGTATCATCTCCGCATTCGATTTCTGCGGTAAAAATAACTTCACCTGACCATCTATTTAATATATCATATTTCATTTACTTCATCCTCGCCAATTCAATAGGTTCAACTTGCAATGTTTTCATGCTAGATTGCTTCCATATTAAACCCCCAACTCTGCCAACAATTCATCATCAGACAAGTTTGCAATTTCATCAGGCACTTCGCCAAAGAAAACATTCAACATATGAATGTATTGCTCGGAAGTCATATTGTTTACTATTTCAGTGATTGTTTTCATGTTGTTATCTCCTCGTTATGATTTTAATATAATGAAACCATTTCATGTTGTCAATACATTTTTAAAAATATTTTTCACAAAAGAAAACCCCCGCCATTTCTAGCGGGGGCCGTTCTGGGGGGAACATCTTTAGAATAACATCACATGGTTAATCGGCGGTTAATATGCATCAAAATCCCATCCGCCGCCTTTACTTCTTGGTATGGGGAAAACAGCTAAAAATACAAATGGATAATTTTCTGCCGCTACCTTAATTTTCACCTTAGCGTCATCTTGGAAGATAGCCTTGGCCCCCTTTACTTCATGAAGCTGTATTTGGCCGTCACTTGTCATTACCGAAAAATCGGGAGTGTAGAAAGTATTATCTGCCAGTCTAAATTTCATGCCCTCAAATTTATACCATAAAATAGATCCTTCACGAATAAGAGCGTCAAGGTGGCTTGCGTATGCGGACTCTGTTTTATTCATCTGGCCAGTTTTAAGGCGGCCTAATGCGTAAAAGTTTTTTTTCATCCCATCACCTCGTCATAATGCTTTTTGAAGTCTGCATATACATCGCGTGTTTCTTTGTATGTCTTTGCTTTATAGCTATTACATTTTAAAATTTGCTGCCTAACTCTTTCCGGTGAAATACCAGAAATTTTCCCTATTTCAGAAAGGGTCATTCCACTATCCTTTAAACTTTTATAATAAAAACGAACACCTCTAAAATGATACCATCCCTTTGTCCGCGGGTATTGTGAATAAATCATGTCATTGCCTCATAATATAAATCTTGTGGGTGAGGAAGGCGAATATTGATAGACATTGCCAGTGCCTCAATTTTATCCAAGTAATCAGTAAATTCTTGAGTTGTCAATCTCGTAGTGCTTTTTGGAATCTCAATATTATATCCAAGTGATTGAATTTTTTCAGTTCCAAGAAATTTCAATTTAAAAATTTCGTGTAAGTTTTCTGGGCTTTCTCCTGTGTCGTTAGATATAATGCCAAGCCACATCCACATTAAGCGGTTTTGAGCATAACTGCGGTCTTTCTTGTACTTCTTAATTGTAACACGATACACACCATCAAGTGATTGAATATGGTCTATGCAGTTCTTTTTTATATCATCATTTTTTAGAACGAAGTACACGATTAAAACCTATAATCCTATGGATTGCTTTTTCTTTTTTTCCAGTATCATTAAACAACTCAATAGCTAAACATATAGCCTTATGAATGTTGATATCCCAGAAAGTAATTTCTCCTATATTATGCTGGCGATTGTGGCACTCATAACAAAGAGGAACTGTGTAACAATCGCTTGGCTTCATGCCCATTCCGCCTTTATGCTCTAACGGAACGTCTTTTCTTAAATGCGCGGCCTGTACTGTGTCCATCCTAAGACAGACACAGCAAGGCAATGTTCTTAAAAACTTAAGGTGCTTTGCGTCTCTCATGTAAACCACAAATAAAATCCATGGATTATTCCAACTGGGAAAAAAACTGCCCCAGCGATTAAAAATCCCCATGCCGCATGAGAGAAGCAAAAAAACAAATGCGTCAACCATGCGAAAACAGGAAGCGCAATACTAACAAAAATTATAAAATCTTTCATAATATTCTCCTTAAAATGGGATTTCTGAATCGTCTAAATCATCATGGACGCTTGGCATATTACTAGTCATTCTAACATCCGATGATTTTTCGGTAGTTCCTTTTTTCACAGTCTGGACATCATCACAAATGATTTTAGTGATGTATTTTTTTTGGCCGTCTTTCTCGTAGCTTTCAGTTTTCATCCGGCCATTAAAAATACACAAGTCTCCCTTGGACGCATCTTTCATCCATTCGGCCTGTTTACCAAATGCGACACAGTTAACCCACTCTGTAACCTTTACCCATTCACCGTTTTGCTTTTCGGAAATAGTAATACCAACAGAGAAATTAGAGATTCCAATCCCAGATTGGGACATTCTAACCTCTGGGTCTTTTCCTAAGTGCCCGACACCATAAAATTTGTTTACGTTTGGCATGATTTTATCCTTTCAAGTTTGTTTTTCGTGTTAAAGCGTATCCTCCGTTATCGAACGTAACCCCTTCGATAACATCGCCGTCTTTAATAGCTTGATTGATTTCGGATTTTTTAAGTTCAATAGTGACTTTCCAAAATTTACCTATTTTGGTTTTTTTGATAAATTCACCATTTTCTATTTCCCCTATAAAGCCGTCTTTAATTTGTGGCTTATCTGGTATTTTACTTTCATCTGAAATTATAGGTTTTGGGTTTACCCTCATGTATGAATAAACTGTATTACCTACAATATGCCCGACAGAGCCTTGCTCTTTTTCCTCAATCAGCTTTTCGATAGCCTTCATTTCAAGGGTTTCTATTTGCTTTTTGATTTCCTTAACTTTATTCTGGTAATCTTTAAGGACAATATCGGCGCAATATAGATCGTTATGAGCCTTTTCAAGTTGTTCAAAAATGTCCATGATTACCCCGCGTTAAGTTGTGAAAAACCAATACGTTTTTGCTCTGCAATATCCAAAATACGTTTCTTTAAATCTTCTGGAAGTTTATCAATTACATCCTTTTGAAGTTTTAAAATTGTATCAAGTTGCTTTTCATCTTTTGCGGATTTAAGAGCGTCTGCGATTGGCTTGCATCTTTCGATAACTTCATCACGGGCGGCTTTTTCCTCTGCGCTAGGTTCTGGCGGTTTTGGCTTTTCAGCTTGCTTTGGTTCAGGCTTTTTTTCATCTTTTGGATTGGCTTGCTTATCTGGGTCTCCACTGCTATCATCAAGCGCAAATAACCCCTGTAGGCTGTATTTACGGGCATAAGAAGAACTTGCGCCTGTCACTTGTGGTTGTTGCATCATAGGCTTGTTATAGGAATTAAGAATTTCCTCTTGTTCTCTTGCAAAGGCCGTTGCAGTAATTATTTCTTTACCAAAGCAAAACTTAGATATTGATTTCACATAGTATCTATCACCAACATGAACAATATCATCTTCACAGATAATAAATTCCCCATCATTAAGATGGTCTTTGGCCTCTTCAAGAATTTGTTCTGCCGAACGTGATTTATACGCAACCTTGTCATTTTTCTCTTTTGGAACTTTTAGCATTTTTTGAAGTCTGCTAAGACGTTCTTCAATGGTCATTATAATTTCTGTTTTAGTTTCTTTCTCTTGTGTCATTTTCTTCCCCTATTTTGAAACGTAATTTTTAATTAAGAAACGCAGTAAATCAGTCATGCTTTTTATGCCGCTTTTTTCATGCGCCAGCTTTAAGCATTCTAATTCCTTTTCGTCCAACGGTAAAGTAATAGTTTTCTTTTTCATGTTTTTTCCTATAAAAAAAGTGTTGAATTTATTTTTTATACTGATATAAAAGGGGTAAGTCAATAGTTATTTAAGGGAAAAAAATGGATTATCAGGAATTTTTAAAACAAAAATCAATTATATTGCCGCCAACAGGAATAACACCCCCAAAGTTAAAAAATGAATTATTTGATTTTCAAAGGGATATTGTTTCGTGGGCTTTGCGCAGAGGTAGGGCGGCTATTTTTGCTGGCACTGGATTAGGAAAGTCTTTTCAAGAATTGTCATGGGCAAACGCATTATATGAAACTGAAAAATCGCGGACGCTTATTTTTACCCCGCTAGCTGTAGCCGCACAAATGAAGCGTGAAGCTGATAAGTTTGGTATTGAATGCGCTCACGTTCATTCGCAAGAAGAAAGTAATGCGCCAATATTGATTACAAATTATCAAAAAATTGATTATTTTGATTTATCAAAGTTTGATGCCGTTGTTTTAGACGAATCATCTATTTTAAAAAATCAATCTGGGCATTATCGGACAAAATTAATTGAAGCTACAAAAGATACTAAATTTAAACTTGCGGCGACCGCAACACCTAGCCCTAATGATTATATGGAGTTAGGGAACCACGCGGAATTTACAGGGATAATGTCATACACTGATATGCTTTCAACTTTCTTTGTACATGATGCCGCAAATACTCAAGAATGGCGTTTAAAGGGTCATGCCGAGAGTGAGTTTTGGAAGTGGATGGCGTCATGGTCTGTAATGTTTAAAAATCCATCCGATATTGGTTATGATGGCACTAAATACAATTTGCCTAAACTTCATCAGATACAGCATACAGTTAAGGCAGAATATGCGCCTAATATTGATATGGGTTTATTATTCCCTATGGAAGCGCAAAGTATGAGCGAAAGACTATCAGCAAGACGAGCAACGATACAGGACAGGTGCAAAAAGGCTGCAGATATTGTCAATTCAAAACGTGATGATTGTTGGGTTGTATGGTGTAACCTGAATGACGAAAGCGCGTTATTAGAAAGCTTAATCCCCGATAGCGTCCAGATTGTTGGAAGTATGAATGAAGATAAAAAAGAGCAAATTCTTGAGAGTTTTGCAAACGGCAATATTCGTATTTTGATTTCCAAGCCTTCTCTAACTGGATTTGGGATGAACTGGCAACATTGCAATAATACTTGTTTTGTCGGTTTAAATGATAGCTTTGAGCAAATTTATCAAGCTGTAAGAAGGTTCTGGAGGTTTGGACAAACAAAAGAAGTATATGCACATTTTATTGCTTCAGAAATAGAGGGCGCAGTTGTAAATAATATTAAAAGAAAGGAACAACAATGCGAACATATGATGGAACAAATGATAAAACATATGGCCGATTTAAACGCCGAGAATATAAGGGGGGCAATTAGAGAAACTGCTAATTACATACCACAAGAAAAATTAATTTTACCAAGTTTTATATAAGAAAGGGAACTAAAATGATTAATGTAGTAAATCAAGTTGTAACCGAAAACTATGCCATATATGAAGGCGATAGTTGTGAGATTATGCCGCAAATTCCTAATGAATCTGTTGGATATTCATTGCACTCGCCGCCTTTTGAGGGGCTTTATAAGTTTTCTAATTCAGACCGTGACGTGTCAAATTCAAACGGTGAAAACTTTTATAAACACTATGGATTTATAGTTGATGAATTGTTTCGTATTACAAAAACAGGCCGCCTTGCAAGCGTTCATTGTATGCAATTACCGACTAGCATAACCCGTGACGGATTTATTGGTATGCGTGATTTTAGGGGTGAGATTGTCAGATTATTTCAAGACAAGGGATGGGTTTTCCATTCGGAAGTTTGTATTTGGAAAGATCCTGTAGTTGCACAGCAACGGACTAAATCAATCAGATTATTACATAAACAAGTTTGTAAAGATGCCGCTATATCCGGTCAAGGGCTTGCAGATTACATCTTAACATTCCGTAAGGTTGGGAAAAATGAAGAGCCAGTCGCTGGAATGTTCGAATATTATATTGGCGAAGGAAACGCGCCAGAACCTATTGAAAACCGCTTAAAACGCCAAAATGAAGAAGATGCTAAAAAATGGTTTTCTATTGAAGTTTGGCAGAGATATGCAAGTCCTGTATGGATGGATATTAGTCAAAGCCGCACATTGCAATATCGCGGTGGTCGTGATGATAAAGACGAGCAACATATCAGCCCTTTGCAGCTTGATGTAATCGAGCGTTGTATTCATCTATGGTCTAATCCTAATGATGTGGTGTTTACACCATTTCTAGGCATTGGCAGTGAGGTTTATGGTGCGGTTGAACTAGGCAGAAAAGGTTTAGGAATTGAGCTTAAACCAACTTATTTTAAACAGGCTGTAAAAAACCTTAATGAATTAAAATCAAATACTGGAAGTTTGATTTAATCGAAATTTGGCGACTGGATTGGATTTATTTTTCAACAAATATTAAAAAATATTTCTGAATTGATACCAATCGTATACTGTATCTTCTTCTTGCGGGGGAGAAAATCTCTAAATGGCTTTATGCGTCCGCAAGCGCATATGGCTTTTAAAGGGTTTTTTTATGCAATGGTTTAGGATGTATCACGAGTTTTGCTCTGACCCAAAAATTCAGATGATGTCTGAGTGCATGCAAAGGCGTTTTGTAATGTTACTGTGCTTGCGTTGTAACGCTACCGTAACGTTACATGATGAAGAAATAGCGTTTCAGCTTCGTTTAAGTATTGAGGAATGGAAGGAAACAAAAGCTATATTTATAGAGAAAAATTTTATAGATAAAGATAACAATGTTCTCAATTGGTACAAGCGTCAATATGTATCAGATACAAGCAAAGAGCGCGTTTCAAGGTATAGAGAGAGGAAACGTAACGCAAATGTAACACTATGTAACGTTACAGTAACGCCCCCAGATACAGATACAGATACAGATACAGATACAGAAAAAAAAGAAGAAAAGGTTGTTTTTGTTTTTCCTGATTGTATACCAAAAAAACAATGGGATGATTTTAAAGCCCATAGAGGAAAAAAATTTACAAAAAAAGCTCAAGAATTAGCATTAAAGAAATTGGAGGGGTGGCATAATGAAGGATATGACATAAAACAAATACTTGAAAATTCAGTGATGAATGGTTGGTCTGGTTTGTTCTTGCCGAAAGATAGCAAAAACCAGAAAGCAAACGTAAAATCAGATGTCCAAAATCAAATGGAGGATATTTTAAAAAATGGATGGTAAATGGACAGATCAAGAAAAAACGAAATTGGCCAAAGCTCTTGCTGTTTTGGCTATTATACAGAAAAGCTATGGAAAGCAAATCGATGTTAAAGCCACAATCCAGGCATGGGAATTTGTTATGGCTGAAAAATACCGTGCGGAACAAGTTCTGATGGCTATCAAGGTTTATATGGGTAAATCAAGCGATATTCCTGCTCCAGCCGATCTGATTAAGATTATAACCCCACCAGAAAAACAAATAACATACGCGGAATATAAACACGCATTAGAACATCACGCATTAGAGGGTTATCCGATGTTTGGCTATCATGGTCAGGTCATAAAGGATTACAACAAACAACATGGCGTGATTAACGAAACACAAAGCCATTACGAATTACTTGAAAGCCGAAAACAGGAATTACCTGATAGCGTTAAAAAGATTTTATCCATAACATACGGAGAAAAGCATGACTGAATACGAAAAAGGATATCTTGATGGATTAAATGCTGCCGCTATGTGCTGCGAATACAGCAATGGACTGGACAGCAAAAGAATATCACGCATGGCAGAGCGTATCAGGGCGGTTGCTCAAAAAATGTTGTTAAAACTGGAAAATGTTGACACCATAGCAAAATCCAAGCTATAATAACCGCAATATGTCCCACGCCTCTTCACGCAAGTGTACGCGGTGGATTTCTTTGAAAGGATTTAAAATGACTAAGCGCGTAGTGGTAGAAGGTGAGATTGTAGTCCGTGAAGGCCATAACAACTCACAAGAGTTTTTTGAAAATGAAGTTTTCCTCCTCGATGATGCGGTCGCAACAAAGCAGCAAGCTATGTCAATTTTGAAAAAAGGATTGCTCGCAGAGCGTTTCCGTAAACGTGACGGTTTCAAGCGTGTCCGCGAATTTTTTATTGTAGAATTTTCCAATACACAGGAACAAGCCGAAAGCGGCGATCTTGATAAGCTCCTCATTCGCGCTTCCGAGCTTGGTTGTATGCCAGAAAACCTTGGCAACTACAAACGACCAGATCACAAACTGAAAGCTCTTGAAAAAGCTATCGCAACGGCAGAAGCTAGAAAAGCAAAAGTCGATACGAAAGAACAAGACTTAGGTTATATTGATTAAATCAACGCAAAGGCGGTTTTAAAGGCCGCCTGATGTGATGAAATGGCAAAAAGGTCTCAACATACATGAAAATATTAAAATCAATCTAAGGGCTTTATAATCAATAATGGCTAGACCAACAAAATTTACAGAAGAATTGGGTGATGAAATATGCGGAATGGTTATGGCTGGGATGCCATTAGTCCGTATTTGTGAATTAGAGCATATGCCAGAACCTAGAACTGTTTATAGATGGTTTAGAGAGCATGAATTGTTTTGTCAGAACTACACAATGGCAAAAGAAGACCAAGCCGATTATTTTGTAGAGGATATTTTACAAATTGCCGACATGGCAAAGCCAGATGACGTTCAGGTGGCTAGGCTTAGAGTTGATACTAGAAAATGGGCGGCATCAAAATACAAGCCTAAAAAATACGGCGATAAAATACAAACAGACATTCAACCCCTCGGAAAAGACGGTAATCCAACAGACGCAACGGTGATGTTTATTGGCGGCACAATTCCAAATTCCGATAAAGTTTGAACCTCTTTTTATCCGCAATAAGTGGAGAAATAAGGTTTATTATGGTGGGCGTGGTGGGGCAAAGTCTCACAACCTAGCGCGTGCATTGATTGTTATGGGGATGCAATCAACGATGCGTATCGCTTGCGCTCGTGAGATACAGAAATCAATCAAAGATTCTGTGTATCAACTTATCGCGGACCTAATTAGAAACCATGATTTAGGGCATTTCTACGAGGTTCAATCTGATAAAATTATCGGAAAAAACGGTACAACATTTATATTTCTCGGTTTAAAACATAACATTACAGGCGTAAAATCCCTTGAGGGTATAGATGTTTTATGGGTGGAAGAGGCAGAAAATGTATCTGATAATTCTTGGGAAATTGTTATTCCTACAGTTCGTAAGCCAAATTCGGAAATATGGTGCAGTTTTAACCCTAAAAACCCCACAGACCCAACGTGGCGCCGGTTTATTGAAACCACTGACGATAGAACACTGGTAGTAAAAGTTAACTACAATGACAATCCGTTCTTCCCAGAAGTATTGGAGGAAGAGCGAAAAAAGCTTCAATATAGCGATCCGGAAGCATATAAGCACGTCTGGCTTGGTGAGTTCGACACGAGACATACAGGATATATTTATGCAAATTATCTTATGGAAGCTAAAAACTCTGGCCGGATTACAAACGTGCCTTATGAGGTTGGTGTTCCGGTATTCACTGCGTGGGATTTAGGGAGTGCGAACAGCACAGCAATTTGGTTTGGACAGGTCGTTGGATACCAGCCTAGGGTTATAGATTTTTATGATAACAACAACAAAGGCCTTGAGCATTATGCCGAGATTATCCGCGCAAAAGGGTATGAGTATTCAATGCACTATTTGCCGCATGATGCCGCGCATTCCCGCTTAGGGATGGCCGGAAGTATATCAGACCAACTTAGGGGTTACGGGATTAAGAACAAAGTTCTACCAATTAATGCGGTTGAGTATGGTATAGAGAAGGCACGCAATATCATAACAAAAACATGGTTTGACCAGACAAAATGCCATGACGGCGTTCATGCCTTGAACAATTACAAGTATGAATGGGACGACAATAAACAGGCATTCAAGGATAACCCTCTGCATGATTGGTCAAGTGATGCCGCTGATGCGTTTAGATACCTTGCTTATGCGTTTGAAGATAACATGAAGGTTAGAGTGAGTGAGGTAAAGCAAGTTAATACCGGATTAAAAACCGTTAAAAAATTTGAAAAAACAAACAAGTCCTTGCGAAGATTTTAACTATGTGTGATAATAACCGCGCGGCATAATGGAGATTTAAATGGGATTTTTTTCAAAACCTAAGACGCCTGACTATGCTAAAATACAAGCTGACGCCGCAGCAAAAGAAAAAGCTGCTCTTGCAGAGCGAGAAGCACAGGCTAAGCAATCAGAGCTTGCCGCTATGAATTCTGCCGAAAGCAAGCGCAAGGCATTTTATGCCGGTATTGTAGACACCACAGAAGAAAACCAACGCAAGAAATTCTTGAAAGCCGTCTAATGGAAGCAAAGCAAATTAAAGATCGCTTTGACGCTCTGAAGAGAAATAGGGCAAACTTCGACCAGATATATCAAGTTTGTGGTGAGTTTGTATCGCAGATTAAACAAAACTTTACCTCACAACCAAGTGCTGGTGAGTTTCTTATATCAGAGTTATATGATAGCACAGCGATATTTGCCGCCCAGAATGCGGCATCGGCTTTACTTGGTATGTTATGGCCTTCCACAGCTAAACAAGCGTTAGAGATCGCCCCGCCTGACGGGGTTAATCTTGATACTGAACTTGCAAACTTCTATGAGCGTATGACCTCAATCACCTGTCGCGCTATGGATGACCCGAACGCCAATCTATCGCTTGCCCTTGATGAATATATGCTGGATCAGTTTATTTTTGGCACAAGCGGCGTTGGTGTTGAGCGTGGTGATGAAAGCAAGCTGCTATTTAAACCGTATGGTGTCAAAGAGCTTTATATCGATGAAGGCAAGAATGGTCGGGTAGATGCCGAATTCCTCTTGTTTGAATGGGAATGCCGCCGCGTTGTAGCTGAATATGGCCTTGACAAAGTATCCGAGAAGTTGCGCAAGTCATACAATGACGGCAAACACGATACAAAGGTTAAAATCCTGATTGCTATTGAGAAAAGGACAGAGAAGAAAGCCAAAAAGGGCGTTCTTGCTATGCCGTATCAATCAATCCATATGGAATACGACAGCGGCCATACGTTGAGAGAAAGTGGATTTGCTGAAATCCCTATCAAAGTAGGTCGTTTCCGTAAGAATAATTATGAGAAATACGGGCGTTCTCCTGCTATGCAATCGTTACCTGATATTAGGGAGCTTAATGGATTGCGTGAGGCTATTATCGTTGCCGCTGAAAAAGCCCTTGATATGCCAAAAGGGGTCCTTGATGACAGTATCCTTGGCGGGATGATAGACACAAGTGCCGGAGCAATTACCGTATTCAACGCATCACAGGCTGTAGGTACGTCTCAACCGATATTTGAGATCGGCACACCGCCTGATATGAATGTTGCGATGAATAGAATTGAGGAATTAAAGAACACAATCGCGCAACATTTCTCAATTGACCGCCTTATTGATTTTAATAATGAAACGCAAATGACATTTGGAGAGGCACAGATCCGAAACCAGATACGGAATGCGTCATTGTCTGCATTGTTCTCTCGGCAGATCGCAGAGTTGTTTACACCTTTAGTGTCTCGCTCGGTTAATATATTGTTTGAAGATGGTGAATTTGGGGTTGTTAAAGGATCTGATCAAGAGCAAGAGCGCATTGCGAGCGGTAAGGAAATAACATATATTCCCGACATCCTTGTGCAACGTATTGATGAAGGTTTGGATATTTACGAGATTAAATATAAAACACAGGCTGCAAACGCGTCAAAAGCCGAACAATACATGGCAATTCTTGATGTTCTGGGCTTCTCAATCCAAGCCATGCAAGTTGACCCGTCTGTCCGTCACCGCATCAACCTACATGAAGGCGTTAAAGAGCTTGGTTCTATTCGCTCGTTGCCTGTTAACATCATCCGACAAGATGATGAAGTGGAGGAAATGATGCGTCAAGAGCAAGAGCAAATGGCGAACCAGCAACAGCTTGAAGGCGGTGTTCAGGCTGCCGATATTGTCCAGAAACTATCAAGCGCAAGTGAGACAGCGAGAGCATGATTAAGATAAGCGATAAGTCATTTATTGAGGCACTTAACCGAGTGGCTGCAAGTGATGACGGAAAAATCATATTGGCATGGCTTAAAAACGCGTGTCATTGGGATGCGACCATCATGTCAACTGACCCGATTATCACACAGCAATACGCGGCATTGCGTGGCGTATGGAGCAAGGTTAGGCAGTACATTAAGATTTCACACCTGAAAGAGATTGAATTCGATTATCAGATTGAAAAAACAGAAGTAAAACAAAAGGCAGGAAAAAATGACAGACCAAGTACAACAACCAATTCAAGTAAGTAATCATGACGCATCGGCGCAACCAAGCGCAAGCCCTTCTTTCGCTGTGCCGCAAGAGTATCAAAGCGCGGGGTGGACTGAAAAAGTTAAATCAGTAGATGATTTGTGGAAGATAACTGCAAATTCACAATCTCTTTTGGGTAAACGCCCAGCAGGTATTCCAACAGCGGACGCGCCACCAGAAGAGTGGGACAAATTTAATGCCGCTTTAGGGGTTCCTGAAGCTGCAGATAAGTATGAGTTATCTGGTAGTGATAAGCTCCCACCTGAAATGGATTTAACCCCGTATATTGCAGAGGCGCAAGGGTTATTTCATAAAGCAAAACTTACACCATCTCAAGCCAAGATGGTATGGGACGGCTATCTTGAGATGCAAGTCAACAATGTTGACGGCGTTAAGGCGCAATCCGCAGAGCGTGAGGCTGAACTCGATAAGCAATTTAATGACATGTCCGCTAAATTGTTTGGCGACAAATACGGGGAAGTGTCAACAAAAGCGCAAGAGTTTATTGCAAATAACATAAGAGAAGAGTTAAAGCCATCACTGCAAAAATTAAACGACCATCCAGATTTAATGATGTCTTTTATTGATTTTGCCGAGAACACTCATTCAGAGATATTAAAGATAAAAAAACAATATGGGCAAGAAGACAGGCTTTCGTCTGGTGGTGGTGCCGCACCCGCAGATTTGGATAGTGTCAAGAAGTCTCTACTTGATGCGCGTACAAAAGCACAGAAGGCCGCTCCGTTTTCTATCGAAAGAAAGCAGGCTGAAGCTGATATGGATAAGCTGCGACAACAACTTGCAAAGATGGTTAATGTATAAGGGGGTTGACACCCCCTTTTCTTTTATGTATTATAATTGTCGGTGGATACCAATGCGCAAAGCATTGCCCGTCTGATACAGCTTAATTGCCCAGACAACGCCCGTTCTTCTGAATGGATACCGTGTCGAATGATTAGTTTTTTCGTTCAACATACCATTACAGGAGAATCAAATGGTACAATCTATTGATAAGGCACTCATTACCGAGTTTTCGGAAATGGTGCATCACGAGGCCCAACAAGTAGTTTCCCGCCTCAAACCCTACTCTTTTATGAAGCAAATGACTGGCGATGTATTCGCTTATGACGGCTTGGGCCGTGTAGAAGCTCGTGAAGTTATAGGACGCAACCCACCTGCAACGTTTGATGATATCACCCACAACCGCCGGAAAATTAGCCGGAAACGTTTCGTTGTCAATCTCCCTATTGACAGTTCTGACGTTCGTGGTGCTTTACTGTCCCCTGATAGTGAGTATGCAAAAGCTGCTGCCTCTGCGATGATGCGTCAATATGACCGCGTTATTTATGACGCAGCGTTTGCAAGCGTATTGACTGGGCGTGACTTTGAAACAACTGTTACCGCCGCAGCTGATGGCGTATTGACTGTTGATGCTACCGCTGGACTGACATACGAGAAGCTGTTGGAGGTCCGTCAAAACTTCATGGATAATGATGTTGGTGTGGACGCTAACGAGAACTTGTTCCTGACCATTACCGGTGATGAACATACCGATCTTATGGGCGAAACAGAGTTGACTTCTGGTGACTTCACGCGCCAATTCGTGATCGAAAAAGGAAACATCACTAACGCACTTGGTATGGCACTTGTACCATTTGCCGCGTCTGTTCCTAGCCCGATTATTCCTACAGTTTCCGCACAACGCCAACTGATTGCCGCGTCTGACCGTGCTTTCTGTGTCGGTGTTTCTAAGGAAATGTCGGTTAATATCCAAGAACGTAACGACCTGATCGAGACGACCCAAGTCCAAGTAATCATGGAGATTGGGGCTGTTCGTACTGAAGGCGCATTGGTTCAAAAAGTAACTGTAACCGCTTAATAGGAGAGAAAAAATGGCTGTTGAAGACAAATATGTAGATTCGTTGACTGTGTCTGGTAAGGCGACTAAACCCGCTTTCACTGGAACCGGAGATGAAGAGGTAACTATGGTGGCTACCCTTGAGGTGGCTGTAGCTGATGACGATGGTTCAAAATACCGCTTGTTTAAGGCTATCCCTTCCACGTACATCCCCGCAGAAATCAGTGTTATGTGTGACGCAATCACCGGTGGCACTGACTATGAGCTCGGGATTTATGAAACCAACTCTGGAGCGGTAATCAGTAAAGGCTTGTTTATGACTGGTCAAACGCTTGCTACAGCACTGACACGCGCTACTGGGCACCAGTTGGGGTTGGCTGCGGTTGATATTGCTAACTGCAAGAAAACCTTAGCTGAACTTTCTGGGCAATCCCGCCCTAGCAACGTATATGACATTGTATTGACGGCTGATACTGTAGGTACTGCCGCAGGTACCGTGTCTGTTATTGCTAAGTTTATCAAAGGCTAATTAATTATCGAGGGCCAATTATATGAATATTACGTCAAAAACAGATGTTTGTAATTTGGCCCTTGATTTGCTTTCCGCTGGTGTTGTCCGTGATGTGGACAACCCTAGCAACCCAACGGAAGAACTTCTTTCGCGTTGGTATGAACAAGTCCGCCGCAAGGTATTGCGTGAGCACTCATGGAATTTCGCGCTTAAACGTGCAGCATTAGCAGCATCATCTACATCGCCCGCATTTGGTTATGATAGCCAATACCCATTACCCGCTGATTTTCTAAGGCTTTTGTATATTCAAGGGGAAAACGGTGGGCCACTTGATTATAATCTTTATCAATTAGAAGGTGGAAGCATCCTAACAAGTATCGGAACATCATCCTCTGGAACGGTTAATATTGTGTATGTTTCAGACTTTCAGACGGTATCAAGATTTGACCCTCTGTTTATACAATTATTGGCGCATGAGTTGGCCCTTGCTGTATCTTACAAGGTCACCGAAAGCAATACAAACGTTCAACGTATCGCAGAAATACGCAGAGGGTTAGCGGCCCTTGCAAAGGCTGTTGACGGGCAGGAACGTCCACCTATTCGTGTGGAGCGTTCAAGGAATAAATGGCTACGCGGAATTGGTTCGTAATAAACAAGGAAAAACATGGTCACTGTAAACGTATCATATCCAGATTTTACTAACGGAGAGGTTTCTCCACGTCTGGCCGGTCGTTATGATCTGCAAGCGTTTTATAAAGGCGGGTCTCGTGTTGAAAATTTTATCAGTGAGGTTTCAGGATCGGCCTCATACCGCAACGGTCTTATCTATGTTAACGGAACAAAAAGCAATAACAAGGCATTCTTGTACACGTTCGAGTTCTCGGATGCACTTAGTTTTGTTCTGGAATTAACGGCTGGGAAAATAAGGTTTTATCGTGATAACGGGATAATCGAAAGCGGTGGATTTCCGTATGAGGTAACAACAACATATGCGGAAGCTGATTTATTTGGGTTAAAGTTTGCGCAAAATGGGTTATCTTTGTATATTGTCCATCCAAATTACCCACCAAAAAAACTAACATATATATCCTCAACAAATTGGACGTTTGCGACCCACGCGGCTTATGAAAGCGAAGGATCTGTTATTACAATAACAGGTATTACAAAATCAAATCCTGCGGTTGTGACATATTCAGGTTCTGATAACCTATCGAATGGCCATACGATATTCATTCAAGGTGTGAATGGCATGGTAGAGTTGAATGATCGGTTGTTTACTGTTGCAAACGTTAACACATCGGCGAATACATTTGAATTATCTGGCGAAAATAGCTCCTCTTATGTGGCATATGTATCAGACGGGACTGCTACACATGTTGGCGATGCTGATTTTCTTACGGCCGGTAGTTATCCATCATGCGTAACGTTTTATGAACAACGCCTTGTATATGCTGGGTTTAAAGATTTACCTGCAACTATTAAATTTTCGGCCACAGCATTTCCGGATAATTTCGTTATAGGAACGGATGTCGATGATGCTATCGAGTACACGGTTTCTGGGGATGGGAATAATATTATCTGGCTGCGTGGTACAGCTAAGTTTTTAGGCATTGGGACTTATGGCGATGTTTTGCAGGCAACAGGTGGTATTGATGGGGTAATAACCCCTACAAGTATATCTGTTCGCCCGTCTAATGGTTATGGTGTGGCGGATATAAACCCAGTCACAAGGGGATCGCAAGTTATTTATATGCAGCGCAATAGACTGATTATGCGCTCTTTTGAATATGACTTTCAGGCTGATAGTTATGTCCCTATCGACCGAAATACAGCGTCAGATCATATCACGGCTTCCGGTGTTACCCAATTGGCATTCCAAGAAGGACGCCCGAATATCATATGGGCCGCTAAAACGAATGGCGAATTGATTGGGATGACGATGGAGGAGCAAGAGAATATTAGCGGGTGGCATCGCCATAGCACGCAAGGGGAAATTATATCCATCACGTCAACACCACGGGATTCTAATTACCACCAGTTATGGGTATGCGTGAAGCGTGGTAACAATTATTATATTGAATATATGGCTGATCCATGCGCTTTTTCAAATCGTTCTGATTTTATCACGGTCGACATAGATAGCGACAATGAGGCGTATGCCAATGTTATATTTGAAGAACAAAAACAATACATCCATCTGGATTCCTGCCTGTCATATTATGGTGATAGTGTAGGTTTGGACGCTGGGGCCACTTTAACACCTGCCGCGCTTAGTGGTTCCAGCGTAACCTTTACCGCGTCCGCGTCCGTGTTTACGGCAGGCATGGTTGGCCGCGAATTGTGGAAGAAACATAAAACAGGATATGAGAGCGGAAGAGCTGTTATTACTGGGTATACAAGCGGAACTGTAGTTACTTGCGAGATTATAGAGGATTTTGACAGCACAAGCGTGATGGCGGCTGGCGATTGGTATTTAACTGCTGGCGCATTATCAGGTATTGACCACTTGGAAGGTTATGAAGTTTCTATCGTGTCCGATGGTGGACAGCATCCACAAAGGACAGTTTCTGGGGGGGCAATTACGCTAGATAGGCAAGCGAGCGTTGTTCATGTAGGGTTATCTTACACAGGCTACTTAGCCACTAATGACCTTGAGGGTGGCTCTATGAACGGAACAAGCCAGACTAAGAAAAAATCAGTCGTAGCAATCGGGGTTAGATTGCTAAATTCTCTTTATTGCAAGGTCGGGACAAGCTATTATACATTAGATCAAATCGAAATGCGTACAGCGTCAATGCATATGGATAGGCCTCCGCTTATATTTAATGGGGACGTAAAGAAAGTGTATGCAAACGAGATAAACGATCCCATGGATGGTGGGTGGTCAAGGCAGAAAAATGTTATTATATGCCAAGATCAACCTTATCCATGTAATGTTCAGTTAATTGTTCCTTATATGGATGTGTCATGACGGTAAAATTAGTACCATTTAAAAAAGAACACTTAGATTGCATGGATATGAGAGCGCATGAGGCATCTATTATCCGGTCGGATTTGATTGAAGGTCTAGAGCAAGGCGCATGTGTTACTGGTATATA